CGAAAGCAATGTTTATCGAGGGGGCCGTCACCGATAGCGACGAGCTTGACCTCGCAAAGTTGCAAGCGGTGCGCGACGCAACCGTGACCGTGGAGCTTGCAAATGGCAAGGTTATCGTTTTGCGGGAGGCTTTTTACGCCGCCGACGGTGACGTGACCTCAAGCGAGGGCGAAATTCAAGTGCGTTTCGAGGGAATTCGAGGCGAGGAAATCGCTTAACGGAGTTTGATTTTTACAACTTGGGAGGAGCCCAAAAATGGAAAAGACTGACGAGCATTTCGACGTTGTCGTGACGCTTGATTTTCCCGTGAAATACGGCGAGGAAACCGTCAACGAAATCGGGCTCAAGCGCCCGAAAGCGAAACACCTTAAAAATTTGATTGGAAAGACCGACGAGGAAAAAGCTTTCAACCTCGCCGTGAAACTTTCGGGCCGCCCTCCCTCTTTCTTTGACGAGGTCGACGGCGTTGATTTTATTAAAGTGACGGGGGTGATTGGCGATTTTTTGGCGAATGGCCGAAAGGTTGGCGATCAGAACTAGCAAGGGTCGCTTACATTTTCGGCTTTCCTCCCTCCGAGCTTTACGAGTTTGATGCCGACGAAATTCGCTTTTGGATTGATCGGGTCGAGGAGGTAAAATCAAGTCATGCCCGCGTTTCCCGTTAACATACGATTAACCGCCCTTGACCAAATTTCGCGCCCGCTCCGAAAAATGCGGGTTGCAATGCACTCGTTTGGCAAATTCACTGACAAGCTCAACGCAAAATTTTCTGTTTTCGCGAAACGCACGGGGCTCGCAAAATTCGGGCAACAACTTGGAAACGTCGGCGGTAAGCTCAAGGGAGTCGGCGAGGGTTTCGGCTCAATGTTTAGGCGCGCGGGTGCGCTCGGGGCCGTGCTCGTTGGCGGGGGCGGGATATTCGGCAAGCTCGTGCATGACGCCGCCGAAAGTGCCGACCAATTAAAAAAGCTTTCGGAGCGGTCGGGGGTTGGCATTGAGCGACTGCAAACGCTTGGCTTTGCGGCAAATCAAACCGGCATTTCGACTGACGAGTTTCAACAATCAATCGACGGCCTCAACGGTCGCCTTGGCCTCTTAAAGCGCGGCGGCGGCCCGCTCATGAAATCACTCGGCAAGCTTTCGCCCGCGCTCGTGAGCGCGCTCAAGGGTGCCAAAAATTCCGAGGAGGCTTTCGGCGTTCTTCAAAAAGCGATGAGCATGACCGACGACGCAACGGTGAAAGCTCAAATTGCGCAAGCCGCTTTCGGAAAATCAGGCACAAAATTCGTTAATTTTCTTTCGCTTGAAAGCAAAGAGCTTGCCGAGCTTGAGGCTCAAGGCCGCCGCAACGGCATTGTTACCGCTGATCAAGCGGCTCAAGCCGAGAAAATGCAAGACGCTTTCAGCGCCTTAATGGCCTCGCTCAAGGGCTTGCGAAACGGGGCGCTCGCCCCGCTATTTGAGCCGCTCACCGAGCTTGCTCTTGCCTTGCGTGAAATCGCAATCGAAGTCGGCCCGCAACTTACTCTTTGGGTCAAAGATTTGGTCAAAGGTTTTTTGAATGGCCGCACGGCAACCGAGGCCGCAAAGGACGCTTTCAAGTCTTTGAAAGAATCACTCTCAACCGTGATTTCCGTTGTCTCGTGGTTTGTTGACACTTTTGGCGCGGCCAATCTTGCGATTGCGGCAATCGTTGGTTGGATTTTTGGGCCGTTACTCGCCGCCATTGCGGCACTTATCCCCTCGCTGATTTCTCTTGCGGGCGCTTTCCTCGCTTTGACGTGGCCGGTGCAAGCGGTGATTTTGGCAGTCGTCGCGCTCATTGCAATTGGCGTTTTGCTTTGGAAAAAATGGGACGCGATCAAGCAATTTTTTATCAACCTTTGGAATAACCCGATTGCAAAATTTCTTTTGTTTTTAACTCCAATCGGGCACCTCATTTTTCTCGCCGGGCTTATCGTCGACAAGTGGAGCGCCATTAAAGATTTTTTTATAAACCTTTGGGCGTCAATCACGGCGGCTTGGGATTTGGGCATTTCGGTTTTGAAAGACCATATCCGGTCGCTTTTAAATCTTTTGCCTGACGTGATAAAAACAAAGCTTGGCATTGACACGACGGCGATTGATAAGTTGCAGTCAGAAAAACAAGTTGCCGGGGGCACTTTCGGAGGCTTGCACGCCCGCTCGACAACGCAAAACGCGAGCGTGCAAATTGATTTCAACAACGCGCCGAAAGGCACGAAAATGCGGTCAGATAAGACCGACGCAAATTTGACCCTTAACATGGGCTTTGCGGGGGGTGTAATGTAATGGCTGCACGCTCACCTTGGCTCGAAAAATATCGCCCCGGCTCGTTTCGAGGGGTGCCGTTTAAAGTCGATTCGCACTCAATGAAAGGTGGCCGCCGGGTCGCAAAACACGAGTTTGCTCAAAAAGACGAGGGCAAAACCGAGGATTTAGGGCTTGTCTTAAAAGACTTTTCTCTTGAGCTTTACGTTTTGGGCGACGACTATTTTGCCCAACGTGACGCCCTTATTGACGCGCTTGACGCCGAGGGGCCGGGCGAGCTTGTGCACCCGTACCTTGGCCGAATCACGGTGCAAGCGGGCGAGTATACTTTGACCGAAACCTCGCAAGAGGGGCGCATTGCAAAATTTTCGGTTGCTTTCACGCGCGCGGGCGAAAGCAAATTTCCCGAGGCGGCCGCTGACGACGTTGGCAACGCGATTTCAAACGCAAGCGTTATGCGTCAGAAATCGGCCGACGCTTTTTCAACCGCTCTTTCGGTTGCAAATCAACCGGCTTTCGTCGTGCAAGCGGGAGTCGACGCGGTAAAGAAAGGGCTCACTTTCCTCGAAAAGTCGGTTGCGAAAGTAACCGCCCCGGTCGCCAATTTGTCTTATGCGATTTCAAACGCGAAAGCGTTGGTCGCAACTTTGATTCGCACGCCCGCAAAACTTGCCGCTCAAATTCAATCGGTTTTCGACACGCTCAAAAGTGAGTTTGAAAACGACCCGAAAACCCGCGAAAAGATTTTGAGCAATTTCAAAAACATCGGCGACGATTATGAGGACGTTATAACCGGCACGCCGTCAAAAGACCAAATGGCCGCGAATCAACACGCGACCTTGGATTTTTACAGGCAAGAAAGCTTGGCAAATCAGGCCGACGCGGCGGTTGAAATTGATTTCGATTCGGTGCAAGCGGCTCTTTTAAGTCGTGACGATGTTATAACGAGGCTTGACGACGAGCTTGACAACGCCGACGATGACGACCTTTTCCAAGCAATCAAAGACTTGCAAACAAGTCTCGCGCGGGCGCTCCCGCGCGCGGGCACGACTGAAATTTTGAAAGTCACCCCGCCCGCAACAATTCCCGCGCTCGTGCTTTCTTATTCTTTGTTTGAAACCCTTGAGCGTGAAAACGAAATCATTGACCAAAACGGAATTGAAAACCCTTGTTTCGTGCCGGGAGGCACCGAAATCGAGGTGAGCGCCAATGGCTGAAAAGGGCTTTCAACCCCTTAGCAAAGGCCGAGTCATTCCTGACGCCGTCACCGTTTTCACGGGGGCAAGCGCCGGGAAAGGCGGGGCCGCGTTTCACGGTTGGGAGTCGCTTTCAATCACGAAAACCCTCGACTCAATTGCGCACGCTTTTTCAATAACTCTTTTCGACAAATTCACGGGGCTCAAACAAGATTGGCCGCTCAAGCCCGGCGTGCGGGTGCACTTTCACCTTGGCCGCGATTCGGTCGCAACGGGCCGAATTGAAAAGCTTGAGGCGCAATTTTCACCCGACAAACGCGAGTTTACGATTTCAGGCCGGTCAAATGCGGGTGACCTTGTCGACGCTTGCCATGACGGGAATTATGAGCTTAACGGCTCTTATATTGAGGAAATCGCAAAAGAGCTTTGCGACCCTTTCGGCATTCGCGTTTCAATGGCGCTCCCAAAACAATCGCTTGCGGTTGAAAAATTTGCGGTCAAGCCCGGCGAAACTGTTTTTGAGGCTCTTGATCGGGCGGCTCGTTTGCATGGCGCGCTTTGGATTTCGACCGTCGAGGGGGGCATTATGCTCACTCGCGCGGGCACGACGAAAGCTTTTTCGGCTCTTGAGCAAAACGTCAACGTGCTTTCGGCCTCCGCAACTTACGACGATTCAAAGCGGCACAATGTTTATAAAGTAAAAGGTCAAGCGGTTGGAAAAGACGAGTTTGCAGGGCTCGCCGCCTCAAGCCCCGAGG